GTGGAGAGCGTGGACGCTAGGATGATGGACTTGTTGTTTCCAGCGAACAGAGAGCGAAACTTTGACATTGAAGCGACGCCAGAACCTTCGATTGCTCCCGAAATTCACGCTTCGCTGGTCAAACAGATTGCAGCGTTGACCGGCGCTGAACCATCGCCAGACCAACTCAAAACCGGCATTCGCGAGTACGTCGCTGAATGCGCAAAGAAAATGGCGTCACGCATTGACGACCAACTTACTGAAGCTAAATACCGCAACATCTCGCGCGAAGTCATGCACAGTGGACACGTTTACGGCACTGGTATTCTGAAAGGGCCGCTAGTCGAGCGCAGACAACGGATTCGCTATGTCTGGGAGAATGGCGCGTATCAGCAAAAAACTGAAGCGTTCGCTGCTCCGTTTATCTCGCATGTGCCGGTATGGCGTTGGTATCCCGACATGACAGTGACTGAGCTAAGCGATTGCCGCTATGTCTGGGAGCATCACCGTCTTGGCCGCTCTGGTCTCGCTGAACTTGCAACGCGCAAGTCGTTCGATGGCGTGTCGATTCGTTCGTACATCGACACTAATCCAGACGGCGCGATCAAGATCATGAACTACGAGCATGAGCTGCGTGGCTTGAAGGACGAGAATTCAACGACGCTGGTGCATAACCGGTCAGGGCAATATGACGTGCTTGAGCGCACCGGCTGGTTGACTGGCGAACTGCTCAAGTCATGCGGTGTTGAGATTCCGGCAGAAAGATTGCATGAAGCGTTTTTCAGCAACATTTGGATTCTCCCTGATGGGCAGGTGATTAAAGCGATTTTGTCCCCGATTGAAGGCCAGCAGTGGCCGTATCATCTGTACTATTTAGAGAAAGACGAGACCAGCATATTCGGTGATGGGCTGCCCGCAATCATGCGCGACGATCAGAAAATGCTGAACGCTGCTGCGCGGATGATTCTCGACAACGCGGCGATGACGACAATCCCGCAATTTGAGGTTTTCGCTACCGCGTTTCCACCCGGAACTGATCTCGTGACGATGTATCCCGGCAAAATCTGGCCGCGCGTTGGCGGGGACTTCAGTTCACCGGCTATCCGTTCGCTGAACTTTGACAGCAACCTTGAAGACTTGCTGCCGATACTGAATCTGTTTGACGCGAACGCAGATGAAACCACGGCGATTCCTAAATTCACGTATGGCGACAATCCCGGTAATGGCGCTGCTGCGACCATGGGCGGTCTCTCAATGTTGATGGCGCAAGCTAACATCGCACTGAAAGACATGATCGTCTCGTTTGATGAGGGCGTGACCAAACCGTTTATCGAACAGTTATATCGTTGGAACATGAAGTTTTCAGCAGATAACACGATTAAGGGCGACTACGACGTAAAAGCGCGTGGTGCGTCTTCTTTGGTAGCCAAAGAAGTGCGGGCGAATACGTTGGCGCAATTCGGCGCAATGCTGCAACCGGAGGAACGACCATTCATCAAGTGGGACTCGCTTGTACGGCAAAAAGCGGATGCGTCTGATCTCACCGACCTAATCAAAACTGAGCAAGAAGCCCAACAGGCAATGGAAGACCCGATGGTTCAGCAGCAACAGCAAATGGCGATGATGCAAGCTGAACTCAATCTAGCAATCATGCGCAGCAAGGTAGCCGAACAAGAAGCGCGAGCCAACAAGATCAATGCTGAGACGGTGGCGGCTAAAGTTGAGGCAATCTATGCGGCGATGCAGGCGGCTGGTGTCGCAGCGCAGAACCCAAGTATTGCACCGGCAGGTGACTCGATGCTGAAATCAGCGGGATGGGCTGATGCAACGCCAGAGCAACCCGGTTCTGGTGCGGAATTGGCGCAAGGTGGGGCTGAGCAAATGCCGCAAATACCTCCATCTGCTGTCGAGGGAATGCACGCGGGAATGCAGACGCAGAAAATTGAATAATATTTGAAAATAATTGTTGACACAGCGCGATGTAGTGTGTTTACATCGTGTCCAAGGGGATAACTCCCTCCACAGAACCCAGCCTAGAGCTGGGTTTTTGCGTTTTAGGGCAAAAAAAATGAAACAGATGCACCCGAATCTCGACCCGCAAGCGGCTTCTGTCGCGTGTGAGGCCAAATTGGTGACGGTCAGGGAATTCAAAGGAACAGAGTGCTACGTCGCTTTTGGTGACTGGCTTGACGCGTTGATTGTGCAGCATCAAGTGCAAATGTTGGAGTGCGCTCCAGATCGTATGCCTGCCGTGCGCACACGAATAAAACAGATTGTTGCTCTACGCGATGCGCTTAGCGCAGAAACGTGGTCAACAGGCTACATTTTCGACTAACCCGGCCAAGCCGGACACTTTACAAACCCGCCCTGTGCGGGTTTTTGCATTTCTGGGGCCAGAAAAATGAAACAAGACGACGAATACAGCAAAGCATTCAATGCTGACATGCCAGACATGGATGCACAGATTGAGGGAGAGGTGAGTGATGTTGCGCCGGCCATGACGCTTGATGCCGCAGTGGTTGATGCCGCTATGGCTGACGAGACTGCCGCCGCAATGCCTGCCGAATCACCGGAAGAGATGCCTGAAGCACCGGCTGAATCTACGCCGGATGCGATGGAAGACGAGCAACTGACGCCGGAAGACATTCAGCGCAAAAAATCATGGGAAGGGCGCTTGAAAAAGCGTGAAGAAGAGCTCGCTGCGCGTGAAGCTGCCGCCAGTGCGCCTGCAATGCCTGCCGAAGAAGACGCAGGATACAGCGAGGAATCCACGGCTGAAATGCCAATGGATGAATTCGCAGATGAAACTACTGAAACCGGCGATGTTATGACGCAAGTCGAAGCCCGCGCGCGCGAACTGGAGGCCAGTGGCGAGATGGAATCGCTAGTCTCTGCGCTGGTATCCGATTTTGGCCTGGATGTTGTTGCTGCATTGACTGCACTCGGCGGCAAGCTAACGGGCGGTTCAGATGATGTGGGTATTGCGCTACAGCAGAAACTCGACAATTTGATTAGCGACATGAACCAAGGCTTCAGGTCGATGCACTCCGAAATGATCCGCATGGCTGAGGAAGATTTCCAGGAAGTGGCACAAAGCCCCGGTTTTGTTTCATGGTTGGAAAGTCTGACGGACAAAGAAAAAGAACAGGCTGATCAAGTCGTCGAATCTGGCAATCCGAACCAGATTGTGAAGCTCTTACGCAAATACAAAGAGGCGATGAGCAATACCGCGCCCGAGATTGATGATGCTGCGATGGGTGTAAGAGGTTCCGCACCAATTGGCATCCCGAACAGATCAGGCATGTCTCCTGAAGACGAGTACATGGCTGCATGGAACACAATGTAATTTGATATGCCGCTGACAGACGGTTATCTGTCAACTCGACAGGCCGACGAGAACCCCATCGGCCACGTTTTCTAAGCACGACCGCGCTACAGCATAAGTGGGATACGGCTAATGGCTGCCCTGCAAGGCAACGGCATACGGTTCAGCGCAAGCGAGAACGCAGGTTCCTTTTTTCTGCATACTCTTTTGAGGTGAATTTATATGACTACGATTTACGGTGACATTACCACCACACAAGCCGCCTACTCTGCGAAAACGCTGTTGGAGCGCGCTATTCCCTACCTGATCTTGGAGCAAATCGGCAATATGAAGCCGTTGCCCGGTCGGTCAACCAAAACCATCGACTTCCGCCGTCACAAACTGCCCGTGCCTACCAGCGCGTCCGGTTTCGTTTTGTCTGAAGGTGTTACCCCTTCGGATCAAATTGCCACCATGGAAAGCTATCCGCTGACTCTGACTCAATACGGTACTGTCATGTCGTTAACCGATGTGGTTGAAGATACCCACATTGATGATGTGTTGAGCGAGTACATGGGCATGTTGGGCGAGCACGCTGGCCAGATCATCGAACTGATGCGATGGGAAGATATTCGCACCACATCTAGCGTCAACACGCTGTTGACTGGCGCTGTCGGTGGCGAGAGTTCTGTGGCAACTGCATTCGGTAAGAGCGAGATTCGTAAAGCCGTGCGTTCGCTGCGTGCAAACCACGGTCGCCTGATTACTCGCACCGTTAAATCTGACGTACGTTTCGGTACTCAAGCCTGCGAGCCCTCTTACGTGGCAATCTGCCATTCTGACCTTGAGGGTTCTATCCGTGAGCAGCTTGGCACCGCATTCACTCCGGTTGCCGATTACGGCTCTGGTGCAACTGTGCTGCAAGGCGAGTTCGGTAATTTCGAGAACGTGCGCTTCCTGTCCAGCTCTTTGCTCGGTAAGCGTGCAAACGCTGGCGGTGCAATCTCTTCGCACACTACCCTGTTGTCTGATGGCGGCACCTTGGCGAATTTGTACGATGTCATGGTGTTTGCGGCTGATGCCTGGTGCGGCGTTGCGTTGAAAGGCGAGTTCGCAGTTCATCCGACTATGGTTCGTGCGACACCGTCTGACAGCGATGCCCTGGCGCAGCGTTCTAAGGCCGGCTACAAAACGATGCAGGGCGCGAAGGTTACCCAACCTGCGCATATCAAAAAGATCGTTACCGGCGCATTAGCTGCGTACTAACCTTGTGGGGTGGCTTTCGGGCCACCCAATAATCTCTAAAGGAAAATCACATGACTACTATTACATCTAGCACGCAGGTGAACAGTAACGGCGTCACCAACACCGCTACCGGCAAGATCGTCACTTCTTCGGCTACTGCCGCTGCGTACACCGTTACGCTTGGATTTGCTCCGCGCATCGTGCGCTTCCATAACCTGACCGACCGTATTTCTGACGAGTGGATTTTGGGCATGGCCTCGGCTAGCTCGCTACATTCGATTGCGGACGGTACGCGGTCACTGGAAACGACAAACGGTATCGCGGTCTCCGGCAATACGTTCACGTTGACTGCTACGACTATGGTTGCTAGCAAAACATTCTATTGGGAAGCCATCGGCTAACTGGTAACACCCCCCCCTAAACCCGCCGCGTGCGGGTTTTTTTTCGTCCAGACAAAACCAAACCCGCCTCTGAGCGGGTTTTTTTATGGGTATATCAAAATGGCTATTACTAAACCTGCGGTAGAAGAGACGGTTGCTCCGGTTGTCACTCCCGTTGTTGAAGCTACTCCTAATTTCATGGAGCGTATTCCGGTCATCATCCAGCGCCCTGCTGGCGTTACCGATTCGCACATTTTCATTGGCTTCAATGATTTTGAAGGCCAATTCAAGTACGACACGCCGGTTATGTTGCCGCGCGCCTGCGTTGAATACCTGCGTCAACAAACTGTGGTCGGGTATCGCCCGTCGGAAAGCGGTTTGCCGGTCGCATCGTATGCGAAAGCGCACAACATCATTGATGTGCAGTCAGCATGACAAGCAGCGCATTGCGTCCCTGGTCACCGTTGACTGACGGTGTCACGCCTGTAATCGACGTGATGTCTGCTGGATACGTCGGCAATAAACTCATTGCCAATAATAACCGGATTGCTGATTCTTTCTTCGGCAAACGAACTGCCACGGTGGATAACACGGTGGCGGACTTGTGGGATGGGCCTACTGAAAAGTATGTTTTCCCGGCGACTGCGCAAGCAATGCGCGTGGTGTCGTCATCAGCGACTGATACATCGGCAGGGATTGGATGTCAGCAACTGGTTATTCATTACCTAGATGCAGCCTACGCGCAGAAAACCGAGATCGTAACGATGAACGGGACAACCCCGGTCACAACCACCGCGACGAACATTCTGCGCATCAATTCAGTACATGCTTATGCGGTAGGAACAAACGGTGTTCCAACGGGCAATATCAGTGTGACGAATGCGGCAGCTAGCGTGACGTATGCGTATGTATTGGCAGGGTTCAATGTTAGTCGCCAAGCTGTATATACCATTCCAGCCGGATTCGACGGGTATTTAACGCAATGGGCGTGTAGCAGTGGGTCTGCTGCTGGCGGTAAATTTACTCAGATCACACTACGCGCTACGACGCATGATGGCGCGTCATTGCCTGGGGTGTTTGTCATTATTGATGAAGTGGGTACGGAGGATAGCGGTCTCGTTATTCCATTTGTTACGCATCATCATTTGCCTGAGATGACTGACATTAAGATCAGCGCAGTTAGTGACGCGGCGAATGCTGCTGCCACTGCGATTGGAAGCGCGAGATTGTATCTGGAGCGGCGTTCATGATCACCTCGCAACAAGCGAACCTGCATTACGGTGATCCCTACACCGAAAAGCACATGGTTCTATTCGATGTGCCAGCCAACATGGAAATTGGTGCAATTCCTAAGCGTGTTTACTGCAACAAAGACCTAGTGAAGCCGCTAACAGATGCGCTGAATCATCTCATTGCACGCGGGTTTGTGCATGAGTTGAAGACGTGGGACGGCTGTTTTCAGATTCGGAAAATACGCGGTTCGGCGTCAACACTCTCGTTGCATTCATGGGGATTAGCGATAGACGTTAATGCCGCATGGAATGGATTGGGCAAGGAGCCGCAACTGTCTAGCGAGTTTGTGAAGTGCTTCACTGATGCAGGTTTTGTGTGGGGCGGTCAATTTAAGCGCAAAGACGGAATGCACTTTGAGCTCAGGGATATTCCATAATGAAAGCGTTCAAGTCGAAAACCATTCTGTTCTCGGTGCTGCTGGCCGTGGTCGGGGTGATTGAGGCGTCGTTTCAAGTGTTCGCACCGATGATGTCGCCGCAGGCATACGGCCTGGTGCTGATGGGCGTGAGTTGCGTGGTGGCGGTGCTGCGGATTGTTACCACATTACCCCTGGATGAAAAATGACTGCGTGGGAAATTTTAGGAGTCATCGTATGTGTAGTGTCTTCTGTGGCCGCACTTGTCGTTGCAGGTCTCATTCTTTACATCCTGTTGTTCAGACCGCAGGTCTTCAAGGAATGATATGGTCGACTACTTCCGTGTTGCAAGCGTGGTTGCCTGCCTCGCTTTGGCTGCGTACGGCATTAAGCAGATTTATGATGCTGGCTACGATGCACGTCAACGCGAAGTGGACGTTGCTAATGCGCAAGCTCAAGATCAAGCCTTTAACGATTACTTCGATGAGATCGAGCGCGGTCAGCAACTCTCAGCTCGTCTGGCCGCAACGCAGACGAAGCTGGCTCGTGTGCAACAGCGTAGCGCCGTGCTTGCTGCTCGTGTCACTGGTACTTGCCCTGATGCTCTCCGGGTGCTCGTCTCCTATGCCTCAACCGGTGCAGAAACCCCTATGCCCGAAGCCGCCAGCGCACTTGCTGGTGAGACCGGAGCCGTTGGTGCCACTGCCCCCGCTGAAGCCGATGCCCAGCCCATTGCAGAAAACATTGCAGTGAATTATGCACGCGGTCACGCCTGCGTTGAGAAGTTAAACGCCCTGATTGATTTTCATGAGTCTGTTCAATGACGACACATATTAGCGACGGCGAATGGACAGGCGATGAGCGGAGATCAATTCCCGTCCATATTCTGAACTACATGGACACGAGGCTGGGTGAACATACCCAGCGAATTGAAGCGTTGTTTCAGGATCATGTCACTGACGAGATGGAGCGCTACGGCGACATCATCAACCGTATTGATGCCTCCGCTAAAGCCTCGCAAGACCGGCACACGGCTTTAGTTGATCAGATTACGGTGTTTACGGGCAGGGTCGAGTTGGTAGAAAAAGCATTTCCCGAATCGAAGCAGGGCTGGCCGGATTACAACAAACACCACGGCTATCACAGTACGGTGGAAGACCAGCGCGTCTGGTGGTCATCTGTACGTGATCAGGCGTTGAAGAAGATGTTTGAGTGGGGGCTGATTTTGTTGGTGGGTTGGTTTGGCATCATCGTTTGGCGTTCACTATTGTTAGGCCCACAGTAGCGTTATTTTATTTATTACCCGGAGGGTATATGGCAACAGCACAAGATGCACTTACTAGAGCGCGTTACATTCTAAATGACGTGGATAAAATACGATGGCTTGATGCGGATTTGTTGAGATGGGCGCAAATGGCAGAGATGGCTATCAGCATACGTGATCCAAAGTATTTTATAGAGGTTGAATATGTAAAGCCGGGATTGGATGCACGTACGCTAACATCGACTAATCAAGCGCGTATTGTTGATGTATCGCGCAATGTAACAACAACATCCACTACTGTAAATGGTACCACCACAGTGACAAAAACGGCGGATGGAAACGCAATTCGTCATCTTAATCGCTGGGTAAATGAGCGAGAATTAAGCATAGTAGCCGCACAGTCTATATTGCATTATACCGCCGACGTTGATACGCCAAACACAGTATCTATTTATCCACCTGCCACAGCCACCACTACGGCGGAGGTGTTTGTCGTTAAAACAAAAACGGCATCAACTGATTGGACATCAAACGCTTCAATCCAAGATATTCATGTTCCGTTATACGTGCTTTATATTGTGCATCGCGCTTATTTGGAAGATGCTGATTACACTGGAAATCAAGATAAAGCCAAGTTATTTTTAACGCTATTTGATAGTTTATTAGAGAAAAGCGTTACGACATACGAGCGGTATACGGCATTAAACGGCAAAGAATCGCCATCACAGCAAGCAGTCGTTTAAGGAGAATGAGATGGGTACGATTACACTTGAAAAAGTAAGAAATAATGTACGCGCATTGCTGCAAGACGAGAATAGCTTGCGTTGGACTAACACTGAAATCGGAACTTGGACTGACGATGCCTTAACAGAAATAGCATTACTCAATCCGGGTACATACAAAAAGAATGTTAATGTCAAGATTTCTGCGGCTAAAGGAAGTCTTCAGACGCTGTCTACTTGGATGTTGGGTACAAATCCTAAAGCGCTTTTTCTAATAAGTGTTGACGCATCAGCAGCCGCTAACGGTGTACTTTCTACGGCTAAAACGATGCGCAGGTTGGATCGTCGTCTTTTAGATGATCAAAAACCGGGTTGGCACTCAGAGTTAGGAACCCCAACGATATGGTGTTATTCCGCTAATATACCTGACACATTTTGGATTTATCCGTGTTTACCGACATCATCTTCTACAACGCCAGTGGCTAGACCTGAATTATGGGTAACCTACGCATCGTTGCCGGCGCTAAGTGATCTAAACGATAACTTCCTACCCGCCATTGTCAATTATGTTTGTCATCGTTGTTATTTGAACGAGAACGAATTTAATACCGACCCGAATCGTTCGATGAAGTATTACGAAGATTTTGTTAAAGAAGTTACGGGTGAAGAGGTCACGACATTCAATTTCTTCAAGGAAAAATTCGAAGCCAATAAGCGTGCGGTCAAGAGCGTGCAGGTTGACTAATGCTTACGCCCTGGTCTGATTTTTATTCGCTGGTCATCCCGTATACGCCGGGTGCGCCTGCGTTCGTAATCGAGAACGCGGTACATCTGGCGGCGATAGAGTTTTGCAAGCAAACCCTCATTCATCGGCAGGTGGCGGATGAGTTGCAAACCTATGTCGGGGAAATCACGTATGAATATGAGCCGCCGCAGCATTGCGCAGTAGAGAGCGTGCTAAAAATTGCGATTGATGGTGTGAGTCTCACACGCGAACTGCCGTCAGCCTCAATTAATGCACTGGCGCAAAGTTGGCAACGGCCACGGCGTTTTATCACTCTGAATGAGGGTCAGTTTCAGGTTGATCCCGCGCCGGACAAAACGTACACCATGCAGTTGGTGGTGGCGTTGAAGCCGACCCGACGAGCGCCCGGTATTGATGCAAGCATCTTCGAGCATTACGCGGATGTGATTGCGATGGGTGCGGTGGCGAGTTTGTTGCTGGAACCAAAAACATTATGGTTTGACCCGCAGCTTGCCAATTATCACCATCAGAAATTCACGTCCGCCATGAACGCGATTCATCAGCGTGATCTGCGCGATATTCCGCTCCGTGTGCAATACAACCCGTTTTAAGGCTCAGCAATGAACAGCGCACAGATAAATGGTGGCACGCTAAACGGCAGAACCTCTGCTGGGAAAAACGCAACACTTGAAAACGGCATCAGTTCGATTGCCACTTTTGTGGCTGCTGTGCTCATTTCTGGCGCGGTGTTATCTGGCGGTATTGAAACGACACCGGCGTTGGGCGGGGCAGTGTCTGCGCATTTGCGCGGTGGAATTAGCGCGAATGCGCAGACTGAAGGACGCTTATTCGTCACAGCGAATTTACAGTACGGCATAATTTCCACCGGAGTGGTAGCGAGTAACCTGGGCCGCGCACCCGGCTTGCAATATGGCGTGCTGTCACCGTGCGTAGTGGAAAGCGCACTGGTGATCGACGCGGTGTTGCACACGCCGATAGTCAGTGCGGCGACGTTGGGTGGCGACATTCGGCCCAGCACGTATGTGCAGGGTGGCATCACGGGCAATAACCAGCTCGCGGGTAATATGGTAGGTGGCGTGGTACTCGTTGCTGGGGGGATGAATTCAGATAGCTTTATCAGCGCAGATGTTTATCAAGGTATTGCGCTATCGGGTGGATTAACCAGTACGCAGACATACGCTGCGTTATTGCGTAGTCAGGCTATTTTGAGCTACGGCATACTGGCACAACATGCGCTAGGCGATACATTGAGTGTGTCGGCTATGTTACATGATGGGTTGTGTTCAATCTCCGATTTTGGCTTCGGTGAACGCAAAATCAGCAGTATGTTGAATAGTGGCATAGCGAGTTACGATAGTTTTGGCGCGGTGATGCAAATTTCCCCGTATCTCAATTATGGCTGTCATTCGCCGCAAACGCTGCACGCAGCGTATCGCGTTGATGCTATGTTGGCGCAGGGGTGCGCGAGTGGGGACGACACGGGCAGTTTGATGTTGACCGCAGGACAGACGCTGCGCGAGGGGGTGGAATCAACCTCCAGCGTGTCCGCTGAATATCGTTATGACGCACATCTACCTGGCGGATTAGCGACAGATAGCCTGGTTAATTCGGTTCTCAAGTTTGGCGCTGAATTGCAAGGTGGCGTGTCGTCAACGAATTCTCAGTTTGTGGGTGAACAACGCCTTGATGCGCGTTTGGCTGCGGGGGTGAGCAACACCTCTACGCTGACCGGGCAACAAACGATCAACCCGCAGTTGTCGTCAGGTGCGGCGAGTTCTTGTGCGCTGACGGCAAAATGGTTGATCGACAGTGTGTTGCGTAGTGGCATCTACAAGACCAATGATCTGTCCGGCGATATATTTTACGGCGCGAGTTTGGGCGCAGGCATTGCCTCAGATCAGCAAGTCAGCGCGGCTTATCACATCAACGGTTATTTCTCGGCAGGTGTGGCTACCAGCGATGCGCTACAGGGTGACTGGCAATTAGATGCTCGCGTGACGCAGGGTGTCAGCAGCGCCCACCAACATGATGCTGGCGTGAGAATAAGCGCCATGCTGCAATCTGATAGCGTATTGCACTCAGACACGGTTATCGCGGGAGATCAACGGATTACCTGTACGTTGCAATCTGGCGTGGCAACAGATGCGGTGTTAGGTGGCCCTCTCCGCGCCTCAGTCATTTTGTCGTCAGGCACTTCGTCAGACGACACGTTGGCAGGCTGGTTGCAAAGCGGTGGGCATTTGCAAGGTGGAACAACGCAGACCAACCAACTGCACAGCGAACAACGCTTGGATGCGCGATTACATTCGGGTAATGCTAGCGACCAGACCTTTACTTCTTCGGTGTGCCGGTTGGATGCGAGGTTACATGCTGGTATCAGTGCTGAAGACTTTGTGCAATCTGGTTACGTTATCTCTAGCAATCTTTCGTCAGGCACAGCATCGGAAGACACGTTGACAGGCTGGTTGCAAAGCGGTGGGCATTTGCAAGGTGGAACAACGCAGACCAACCAACTGCACAGCGAACAACGCTTGGATGCGCGATTACATTCGGGCAACGCCAGCGATCAGACTTTCGCCTCTTCGGTGTGCAGAATTGATGCCAAGTTGCACGCTGGTATCAGTGCTGAAGATGTCGTACAATCAGGCTATGTCATTTCAGCAATCTTGCCGTCAGGCGCTGCCTCACAAAGTGCGTTATTGGGCGCATGGCAAATATCAAGTAAATTGCAGGCTGGGTTTGGCACGTCTGATCTACTGCATAGTGAAATACTAGCCTCGTTCTGGGGCACAAACGGTGTATTCGGTTCTTCTGATACGGGAGGCCGGGTTATCATGGGGTTCAAAGACCCCTTCTTAAACGCGAGGGCGTTGACAATTCGGTCAGCAACTGAGCAACTTTATCTTGTCACTCCATTAGAGGATATTTAATCATGGCAAATCTCGTTTCCACTGAACTGCGCACTGCCCTCCTGGCCGCTTACTTTTCTGCCGGTGCGGCACCGACTAACCTGTACCTGCGTCTGTATAAGGACGAGGCTTCGATCACCGAAGCCACTACCTTGACCGATATTACCGCCAACGAACAAACCGGCTCAGGTTATGCGGTAAAAACACTGGCCCCAGCGAACTGGACGGTTGAGGCGGGTACCGGCGGTATTCGTGCGCGTCTGACTGACCAGACCTGGACAACCACGGCAGACAACTGGAATACCCTGCGCTGGGCAGTTATTTCTACCACAGCGGATAATACCGGCATCATTCTGCTGGCGCGTGATTATGGTACGGGTAAAACGGTTACTGGCGTAGGCGCAAACGTAACAGTAGATGATCTGTTCTATCAGATCAACGACTGATGATAGTCGAGACCGTATTTGCCGGCAGAGACAACACGTTCTCATTGCAGCTAATACGCGGTGACGAGCAGTTAAATCTGCTCGGCATCTCTGGCTATTCGTTGGTGTTTTCAGATGGGCGCGTAATTGACGATCAAGAACGGTTTTTAGCTAAGTCTGCCGGGATCGTTGAAATTAGCCTGGGCGATTTATTCGCGTCCACTGAACGGGGGACGTATGTAGTCAATTTGATTACATACGATCCTGTCAACGAGAACGGTGTGCAGTGGCCGTTATTCAAACTCAAGGTGAAATAGATGCAGAAATTCGTCAACAATTTTTCTAGCGCGGTCGCGCAAACATTCGGTGCGGGGGATATTTACCTGACGCTAACGGCGGGGGATGGCAGTCGCCTCCCGACGCTAGACGTTGACGATTTTATTTTACTGACCTTATTCCGATTAAGTGGCGTGGAAGAAAGCGGTCACGAAGTGGTGAAAGTGACAGCGGTAAACACCGATCAATGCACTGTTGTGCGGGCGTTTGAAGGCGCGGCAGCGTCGCAATTCCTCATCGGTGACAAGATTCAAGCACGCGCAACGGCAGCGACGTTAGCCGCGTTTGAGCCAAAATCTGCCAGCATTCAGACCCATATTAGCAGCACGAGCAATCCGCACGGCGTAACAGCAACGCAGGTGGGCCTTAGCAATGTGGATAACACCTCAGACGCTAATAAACCTGTTTCTACCGCTCAGCAGACA